TGCGTTCTGTCCCCTCCACGAGCACCAGCGTCCCGAGCCGCTGGCCACCGGCCGCGCTGTAGTCGGTCCAGAGGGTGACGTTCACCGCACACTCCCGCCGAGCAGCATGGCTGCCGTGTTCGCCCGCTGGCCGAGCTGGCGCTCCATGAGGTCGAGGGAGGGCGAGGCGAGGAGAGCCCCGCCTTCACTGCGTCGACCACGGATCTCGGCAAGAATCTCCCGCTGTACGGCCAGCTGCGAGGCCGAGTAGTCCACCAGCTGCAGGGCGGTGGATTCGGTGATCGAGCGCGCACTGCGCACCGCGATGGTTTCCTCACCGAGGACTGTGGAGTCCGTCTGTGACGGCGTCAGCTCCGGCGTTTGGATCGGGTCGTTCATGCCCATGGAGCGCTTCACGAGGTCGTTGTACCGACTGGCGTAGATGGCGTCGATCTGCGCGAACGCGTCCGGGCCCGCGCCGATAGAACTGGCCCGCTTCCGCTGCTCCGTGCGCCACTCGTCGAGCTCCGCCACGTCCGCGTCGAACCCGCGCCCCTGGCTGCGGAGGTACTGGACGTTGAGGGAGCTCGTGAAGCTCGCCAGCTCTTCGGCGATGCGGGCTTGTTCCTCCTGAGCCTTCGCCAGCTTCACCGCCGCCTCGGCCGCGTCCTCCATGGCGTAGAGCTCCTGTAGCCGCGCCCGGGTCGCATCGTCGGCCGCGTTTTTCAGTTCGTTCGTGCGGTCGATCTCCTTCTGGCGCTGCTCGAGTTCCTTGGCCTTGGCCGGGTCGAGGATCTTATACACGTCGATCAACCGCCGATCGATGTCGGCGTTCTGCTCCTGCCGCACGCGCTCCGCCTCAGCGGCGGCCGCGGCGATCCGCCCCGCTTCCTCGATCGCCTGCACGCGAAGGATCTCGGCGCGGGTCGCCTCGTCGGTCACGCCCAACAGTTCCCGCCGGTTGGCGATCTCGATCCGCCGCTGCTCGGCTTCCGCGGTGCGGCCCTGCGCCACCAGCGCCCGGACTTCGAGGTCCTCCATGGTCTGGACTTTGGCTTCCGCGGCGGCCTCGTCGAACGCCTTGAGCGCGGCGACCAGTTCATCGCCCAGCAGCACCTTCAGGTCATCAAACATCTGTTGGGTGATCGTGCCCGCTTCGACCAGTTCCTGCGCCGACGCCAGCGCCGCGTTGTTCGCGATCGTCTGGCCCGTGATGAACGCCCCCCGGCTGTCCCCGTTCAGCGTCTGCCGGCGCTGGGTGAGGTCGAGGCCGAAGGCGGTGCGGGCGCGGGCTTGCTCTTCTTCCCTGCGCTTTCGTTCGGCATCCGCCGCCGCTGCTGCCGCTGCCGCGGCCGCTTCCATGCTCGCCACGGTCTGGTCGTACAGGTCCTTGATCCGCACCAGCGCGGCGGCTTCCTCTTCCGCCGTGATCGCGCCCGACTTCCGAAGCGCCATGATGGCGTTCTCGCGCTCGCGCAGTTCTTCCCCAGCGCGCCGGATATTGATCGCCAGCTCGTTGCCGTTCAGGCGGTCGAACGCGTCCTCGATCGAGGTGAAGAAGTCGCCGGCGATGCGGTCGAGCGTGGCGTCGTACAATCCCTGCACGCGGGACGTCTCGCGGTTGAGGGCGCTGCCACGGAACGCCTTCTGCGCTTCGGCGATGAGCGCCTGCAACTCGCGAGACGCCTGCTGAATAGCGCTGCCGACGCCGGACCCCTGCCCAAGCGCCTGTGTGCGGAACTCGGCAATCCCTTCGTTGAACCGCTTCGTCGCTTCCGCGATTTCGCGCGCCCGCTCCTTGGCCTTCCGCCCGAACACGTCAAGCGCGTCGCCGATCTGGACCAGGCCACCGACCACCGCCCCGGCTGCGCCAAGCCCGGAGACAACACCCGCCACCCCGGCGGCGCCACTCAGCGCCCCACCGATCCCCACGGCCTGCCCTTGCGCGTTCTTGATCTGGCTCGCCCGCTGCAGCCCCGACACGATGCTCTGTGCCCCGGTGCCGATGCCGGACACGGTTCGGCCGACATCGCCGAACGCTTGCCCCAGCAGCTGCACGACGCCGATGAGGTCACGGATCGAGTTGGCCCAGTCTTCGGTCGCGGCGACAGGGGAGGACCCGCCTTCACTCTGCGCCGCCACCACGCGGCGGTTCGCCTCGGCCAGTCGCTCCAACTGCTCCGTGGTCAGGCTGATCCCTTGCGCCCGCAGGTCTTCCACCTGCGCCGCGGTCATCACCTCCGCCTTGTATGCGATGGTGTCGGCAATCCCCAGCCGCACGGCCGCCGCGTGCGCTTCGGCCACGTTCGCCGCGCGCTCCTGCGCCTGGATCAGGTTCATGACTTCGGCGAACGTGAGCTTCACCGGCTGCACGAACTGGCGGAGGGCGTTGGCGTTTTCGAGGGCGCGCTCACGCGCCAGCCCGCTGCTGAAGGCGGTCTTATCGAGGGCCTCCTGCAGCTCCTTGGCGGCGCGTGCGGCGTCCCGCATGGCGTCGGCGTCCGCCTTGGCCGCCGGCGCGACACGGGCACGCGACGCGGCGGCAGCGCCCCCACCAAGCCCGCCCATCATACCGAACGGGGTGGCGCTCAGTGAGCCGCCCATGCCCCCGCCGGTGAGGTTGCGCATGAACGCCGCGCCTTCGGATGACATGCCAGAGGCTTCCTTCCGGGTCGTGACCAACGCACGCCCCACCCGGCGGACGGACTCCTCATACTCGGCGTTGGCCTTGGTCATCATCGTGATGCCTTCGGTCCACGCCTTCGTGTCGAAGTTGGCAAGGCCCTCGGTCGCCTTGGCCGCCCCGGCGATGTAATCCCCGAGACGGTCGACCGCGTCCCCGGCCTTGATGAACGCGTCCGCCGCCGCGGTGCCCCAGCGCAGCATGGTGGCCAGCGCTTCGCCCATCGCGTCGAACGTCGCCTGGTTCTCGCGGATCATGGCCGCCAGTTCGATGATGGCGGCGGCCAGCTCCTGCGTAGCGCCCCCGGCCGCATTCCCCCGGCCGATTGCTTCCGCGAACGCATTGGACAGCTGCGTCAGCGCCCCTTCGACCGTCGGGCCGAGCTCCGAAAAGCTGTCGTTGATGCGCCCGGTCGCGTCAAGGAACGCCTCGGCGAACTGCTGCGAGGTGACTTCCCCCGCGATCACCAGCCGGCGCAGTTCAGCAACCGTCAGCCCCATCGACTTGGCGACTTCCTGCACGATGACGGGCGTGCCTTCGAGGATGCTGTTGAACTCTTCCGCGCGCACGACGCCGCCGCCCAGCGCCTGCGAGAACTGGAGCAAGGCGCCGGAGGCTTGCGTTGCGGACGTGCCGGAGACCACCAGCGTCTTCGCGGTCAGGTCGGTGAGGCGCACGACATCCGACTGCGACATGCCCAGCTCGCCCGCGGTCCGCGCCAGCCGCGTGTAGAGCGTAATGGTCTCCTCGATCCCCGTCCGCGTCGTGTTCGCGACGGCCACCAGCTGGCGCTGCACGGTGGCCAGTTCTGCGGCCGAGGTGGTCACGGTCTTGAGGCGCCCCTCAAGCCGCGTCCACGAATCGGCCAGCTGCACCACTTCACGAATGCCCATGGCGGCGCCGATCGCGGACATGGCTTGCACGATGGCCCGCTGTGCACGGAGCGCCGTCGACGACATGCCGTTCAGCGCCGTATTCGTCTCATCCGCCCCCCGCTTCGCGCCGGACGAATCAATCACCACTCCCAGTCGTGCTACGCGGGCCATCAGTCCTCCGGAGAGTCGTCGTCGTCGCGGGTGCCCGCGGCTTTCAGCTTGCGGTATGCGTAGGACAGGAACGCGGCGTCGGCTTCGCGGACGAGGGCGACATCAAGGGCGGTCAGCGTCGTCCCCGTCAGGCGCTGGTAGGCATCCATCTCCGTGTAGGTGATCGCGCCGACGCCCCCCATGCCGCTCGCCCGGGTGCCGCTCAGTTGACCGAACACGTCCCACGCCCGTTCCGCGAGCGGCGGCATCGGTGGACCGACCAACTCGTCCACCACGGCGTCCATCACCTCCGGCTGCACCAAGGCCATGGACGCCATCTGCTCGCGTCGCTCGGCTACGGCGAAGAGGTGGTCAACGAATCGGCGGAAGGCGTCGAGGATCGGGCGAAAAAACGCTGACGGTCACCCACGAACGCCATGGCCTGCTCACGGACGAAGGCGTTCTGCGCGTAGAGGTCGCGGACGGCGTCGGCGGAGAAGGGGATGGCGACCCCCTCCTCATCCTCGAAGCCATGCCAGCCGACCGTGAGGGTGACGAGCTTCTCCAAGTCGAACGCCGCTTGGTCGGCGATGTCTTCCGCCGTGACGGTCGCCGACTTCTTCTTCGCGCCGAACATCGTGGCCACGACGCGCGTCTGCGCGGCCGCCTGCCGCTGGTAGTCGAGGCGCTTGGCGGTGTCGCTATCGGCGCCGAGGAGTGTCAACGTCGCGGGCGAGCCATCCGCCGCAAGGAGCGCCGGCAGTTCCCCATCCTCGTCGCGCTCGCCGAACGCGTCGCGCACCACCATGGTCGCGCCCGCTTCCGCCTGCTGCTTGAGGCGCAGTGTTCCGATCTTGGCCATACACTCGAGAGAAGAGGGGGCGCACCACGCGCCCCCGTGGCTGCACGCTTACGGCGTGCGCGTGATCTGAACGGTCGTGTTCGGCGAGGAGGCGAGCGCCTGCCAGCTGAGGTTCAGGTTGGCAGGACTGTTCCGGCTCATCTCGCCAATCCCGCCTTCCGTGAACTTCACGTTCGAGAACAGGTAGGCATCGCGCAGCGTGGACGCGCCGCCGAGCGTCAGGGCGAGCTGGGTGCTCGTGTCGCTCAGGTACTTGTCGATGATGGACGTCGCGCCAATCGGCACATACAGCGAAAGCGTGCCCGTACACACGAACGTGCCCTGATCCAGACCGGCCAGCGCCGTGGTGCCGACCTGCGGCATGGCGATGCCCTGACGGGTCATGTTGATCGTCATGCCGAGCGTGCCGATGCCCGCGGGGCCGAGGTTCAGCGACCCCGCTTCCTGGATCAGCTGCACGCTGCCGACCGGCGACATGATCGGGTTCGTGGGCGCCGCGGTGGGCGCCGCGCCGAACACCGTGGCCGTGGCGAACGCCGTCGGCGGGGTCAGCGCACGGTAGGTGATCGTCCCCGTGATCTTGCTGCCCTGCTGCCACGTGATCGAGATCGACTCGCTGATGCAGCCGCCGGCGGTGAGGAACCGCGAGATGTCGGTGAACTGGTCTTCGATCGTGAACGTGCGGAGCGTGGAGCCGACACGCAGCACGTTGGTCGTCCAGGTGGAGGCGAACAGCCCTTCGAGCAGCGGATGGATGCCGCCGTAGCTGTATTCGAAGTTGATCGTGCCGGTCCCCTCGACGTTCGTGCGGATCACGTCCGGCACTTCGACCAGCTGGACTTCTTCGGACTCGACCGAGGAAGCCGCCACGGACATCCCGCCGCCGGTCGTGCGGAGCAGCGTGGGGGCGGTCACAGGCGTCGTGCCCTGCGTCACTTCAGCGAGAAAGGCCACGCGGTAGCCGCGGGCTGTGGCTCTGGACATGATGAAGCCTCGGGGTTACGTGTGGTCGAACGTCAGGGAAACCGACACCGGGACATGCAGCCACGCGTTTTCGGTGAGCGCTGGCCCGGATCGGGTGGACAGCACCTCGACGGGGTTCCCGCCGACGGTGAGCGTCATCGACGCGAAATGGTCTTCGACATGACCGGCGACCGTGAGCGCGGCGTGCGCATCGGTGCCGGCGGGGACGCGGATCGACACGCGATAGGTGCACTCGCAGCGCCGCATCGCGTTGGGACCACATTCCGCATACGCGGAGTCCAGCGACGTGAAGCCATCGTCGACGAACGGTCCGCTCGGCGGGGGTGCCGTGGTGTTGAGCCACCGGCGATCGGCCGGGAGCCCCGGGACCGTCACCAGTACGCCGCGCAGCGCCGACAGCAGCTGCTGATAGATCATCGCCCGTACCCCACGCGCCGCGCGGCGTCGTCGAGGATGGCGGGCCACCGCGCTTCCACCGGCGCCACGAACTGCGTCGGAGCGCCGCGGTTCTCCGGCGGGCCGTTCCGCCGGGTCATCCCGCCCACCTCGAGATAATCCGCATACTCGGCCACGGTCGTGCAGTAGATCGCATCCCCGAGCACCGCCGAGGCGATGGCCGCGGTGTCGAGGTTCGTGGGATAGATCGGCGGATCGCCGTCCTTCCGGCCCGGGGTGGGCGGCGCCACGATTGGGCCGTCCTCGGGTCGGTTGCGGCTCACCCGGAAGCTCGCGCGCAGGAACCCCGTATCCAGCGGCGCACCCGGGCCGAACTGGTTGCCGATCACCACGGCTTCGGCCGCCGCCTGTGCCGCCTCGCCGAACACCTGCGTGCCCAGGCGCTGCACGTCCTCTTGCCCGAACGCCCGCAGCTGGTCGGTGAACTCTTTCAACATCAGCCGAGCCCCAGAAAGAACTGGATGGGCGTGCCGTTCGGTGCGAACTCCTCGATGGCCGAGACGCGCAGCTGCTGGCCGGCATACAGCACCAGATCCCCCCGCCGCGGCGTGAACGTGCAGTCATCTGCCGCGACGAGCAGCACCGTGCGCACGCCCGTCCAGGCGGCGTCGCTGGCCTTGGTGTACCTCCGGCTGTCCGCTTGCACCGCCCGCAGCGTCTGCACGACGGACGACCCGGTCGTACTCCCCGTGATCGGGTCGGGCAGGGGAGAGCGCGTGATGGTGATGGGGGCGGTGACGCCGGCGGTCGTGCCGGCCTTGACCGCATTCTGCACGATCTTCGCGAGGCTCATCTCAGCCCCACACCACGACGCCAGATGACGTCAGATAGGGGCGGATGAGTTGCAGCACATCCACCGGCAGCGTCGTGCTGGATTCCGGCGTCAGCCGAAGGCCGCCAGGCAGTTGCAGTTCCGTCCCCGGCTGCAGGCCGTTCGACACGTACGGGTTCTCCTGCTGCGAGAGCCAGAAGGCCAAGCGCGCGGTGGCCTCAATGACGAACGCCGGCACGAGGTTCGAGGCGATCGCGTACCCGTCCGGCGTGGTCATCCACGCACGAGGCCACGCGAGCGCCTGCGTTTCGATCGTGCGCTGGCCTTCCCACGTGAGCCGCGACAGCCACGCGGACGCCTCGGCGATGCACTGATCCTGCGTCGTCGTGTCCACGCCCGCCCACGCCCCCGCGTACGGCGACGCCTCGAGGCGCTCCGTGACGGTGAGCCGACTCGCGAACGTGTTGGCGTTCGCCATGCCGGCGCCGGTCTCGGGAATGAGCGTGAGCGGCATGGGTTACGTGTCGGCCTTGGGGGCGGCCTTCTTGTCGCTGAACAGCTTCATCGTCTTCGCGTCGAAATCGCTGGCGTTGATGATGACGTAGCCCAGCTCGGAGTCGGCGTCCGCAATCTTGACCGTCTCCGGGCAGGGCTGCGGCGTGACGAGGGCGGGCGTGAAGTCGGTGGACATGAGGAGAAGAGAGAGGGAAGAACGGGGCGCCGAAGTGGCGCCCCGTCACGAATCCGGTCAGCCCGCCAGACGGACGGCGAGCTCCGGGCGCACGCAGGCGGCGCCGTAGAGCACGTCGAAGTCGAACAGCGTCTGCTTGTTCTGCCGCACGACTTCCATGCGGAGCGCCACGCCGGACACCGGGTCCGCCACGCTCATCATCTCGAGCGTGTTCTGGTTGCTCGACTGCAGCGGGCGCGAGACGAACCCGAAGGCGTCGCGGTGGAAGGCGAGGTTCACGACGTGCGACGCGCGCAGCGTCACCAGTTCGCCACCCGCCTTCGCGACCTGCAGCGCCGGCGCGATGGGCACCGTCGTGTTGCCCACGATCAGGGTGGTGTTTGCCGTGACCGTGTACGTGTTCGGGTCACCCGCGAAGCTGATGATGTCGCCCGCCACCAGGTTCGACGTGTTGGTGAGCTTGGCGATGCTCACCGTGCCCGTGCGCCCGCCGTCCGTCGAGCCGGCGTTCACCGCCTGCACGCCGTTGACCGTCGCGTTGCCCGCCGACAGCGGCGTCGACACGTGCGTCGGAACCTGCTGGTCCATCGCCACGTCGAAGCCGTAGCGGCGGCCGAGCGTGCCCTCGATGACCGTCTGCGCGCTGCCGATCGCCTGCGCCTGCGCGAACGCGGGCAGGGCGAGGGCGTTGGCCTCGGCGTTGACGTCGAGCACGAGACGACGATCCGCGAGCGGCGCCGTCTGGCGGTTGAGCTGGGCCCGCGCGTTGGTGGCGCCGGTCACGTCCGTGGCGAACGGCGTGGTGCCGGCGGTGCCGACGAACCCGGAGATGCGGGTGTAGCGGCTGAAAATGAACGCGTTGATGTCCTGCGCCAGCGCCTTTACGGCTTCCGTCGTCTGGCGCGACTGGATGCCGTTTACGATCTCTTCCTGCTCCTTGTCGGTCAGGAAGAAGCCCGACCGGCGCCACCGGTTGAGCGGGATCGGCGCGCGCACCGGCTGCATGTCGGGCGCCTGATACGGCGCTGCCGTCGGCGAGACGTCCGTCACCGTCGCAGCCGACGGGATGTACAGGTTGACCACGTCGCCCTGATTGGCGGGCGTGTTGCTGTAGTCGGAGTTCACGAGTCGCGGCATGACGCACGCGGCGCGCAGCGTCTGGAGGCCCTGGGCCACCAGAATCGGGACAACGTCCTGCAGAATGTTGGGCATGATGAGCGATCCTCAGTGAGTGTCGCGCGTCAGCGTGGCCACAAACGACCATCGCGCCGAACGCGCACGGATGCGCGCTCCGATGTGGAGTGCGAATCAGCACGCGCGCAGCGCGACGCTGGCCTTCGGGTACAGCCGGCAGCGCGCAGCGCTGCCGTGCCACGATTAGGTCGTGGCGACCTTCACTTCTGCCTTCGCGATCTTGTCCAGATTCGCGAGGAACGACGCTTGGTCCGTGATGGCCGGCGCCCCACCCGGCGCGCGCGTGCCGCCGCCCGTCGAGCCGCCACCACTGCCAGACGTGCTGGCGTAGAACTTGGGCGCCTCCGCCTTGAACGACTCGGCGTAGAACTTCTCCACGCTCAGGCCGGTCGGGTCCCCGTCCCTGTCGTACACGATCGCCTTCCCGGTCTTCTCGTCGTACCGCACCCGGCGGCCCTTGTGCAGGTCCACCACGTACGGGATGTCTTCCGGCGGGACACCCGCCTTGGCGGCCGCGTCGCGAATCGCGAACTCGACTTCGCGGTCGACGTACTTGGTCTTGTACTGCTCCGCTTCCGCCAGTCGCTTCTCGTATTCGGCCTTGGTCTCGCCGATCCGCTTCTCGAGCAGCTTGTCGAAGTCGCCCGCCTTGCGGGCCTGCTCCTCCTCCAATCGCGCCATGTCGCTGCGGTACTTCTGGATCTGCTCCGAGGAAATCCCGCCGAGCGACCGCTCCAGCTCCTCGTACTTCGCCTGGAGCTTCTTCTTTTCGTCGAGGATGCGCTCCTTCGACGCGTGGAACGCGTCGTTGTCCACGACCGCCCACTTGCCTTCCTTGGTTTCCACGGCGGACTCGCGCTGCGCGTCCGGGACCGCGTCCTTCGTATCGAAATACTTGAACATCAGTGTTCCCCGCAGGGGTTGATGGTGATGCCGCACGATGCGTGTGCCTCCCGCGCGAACCAATGGGTGGCGACGAAGGACGGGGGCCGCTAGGGACTACGTCAGCGACACATGATCCCGTGCGCGGTGAGCTCGACGAGCAACTCGGAGGCTTCACGCCCCGCCGGCGGAAACGAGGTGTTGAGCCACAGCGCCGTGCCGGGTACGTCGTGGGTCCAGTGGCCCGCCTCGATGGCGGCGCGTAGCTGCTTGACCGTCACGCGGGCGTTGAGCGGCGGCGACTCGGTGGCCACGGCCGGCGTGTCGTCGTGTTGTTCATCGGGGATCGGATCAAAGGCGTGTTCGGACATGGATCACCTCAGGCGGTTCGGGGGAGTACAAGCCGGGTCGTGCCCGGCGCGGGAAGTTGGCGAACGCCGGCGCGAACGCGGCGCACGTAGGCCACACATCGGCAGTTTGCGTGGAGCGGGGGGTGCAGCGCCGGCCCGTTGGGGGTGGTGAACAGGTCGTCGAGGCCGACCCCGTTTTCATTCAGCCCGGGGACAGGTGCGCATGTGGGGCAGAGCCGTTCATCGGCAGAGACGACCCAGAAGCGTTTCACTTCCGCCGCCGGGACCACGCCTTGCCGCACCGCCTCTTTCCAGCCCACGCCGCTGGCTTCGTTGGCCGCGGCCATCGCACTGGTCCGCGCGAACGTCTCGGCGCGGAAGGCGATCAGCTTGCGCTCGTACGCGGCCACAGCCTTGTCGATCTGCGCGGGCGTGAGGGTGTCGCTGATCTTGAGGCGCCGGTCCCGGAGGGTGCGGCGGGCGGCATCCCCCACCCGCCCTTCCTCCAACGCCGCGCGGAAGCTGTTGATAATCTTCCGGTCGTACGCGGTGAGGCCGCCACCCATGCCCGTCTTGAGGCTCACCGCCACCTGGCGGGGGCCGATGCCGCGGGCCAATTCGCTCGCGATGGTTTCCCGCAGGCCGGCGCGCACCTCGCGCTGCACGCGGGCGAACGCCCCATCCTCCCATCGGCGTACGGCCGCGATGAGGTCCGGCGACGCGACCGGCGAGGCGATAACGAGACGGCGGGGCCCGTCGGCGCCAATATCCCGCCCCACAGCCGCTACCGTGCGAATGATCCCGCCCGCGTACGCCGCACGCACCGCTGTGACAGCCGCGACCGCCCGTGTCGAGCCGCTGAGGTACGCCACCGCCGCGTCGATGTCCCCGGATTCCAGCAGGCGCATGAGTTGCGCCAGCGATTCGGGGGAGAGGCTGGCCGCCATCTCCAAGAACGCTTTTCGGAG